GGGGGGTTGTCCTACCCGTTTGTAAACTTCTTCAAGTATCTTTTGATTTAGTTCGTTTGCCATATTTTTATAATTGGAATGATTGCTATTCAGGGAGGGTTTTAAGCCCTCCCTGTTATTGCTTTATATCGCTATGACCTGCGCAACATCTGAACTGTTTGATGGGGATTTGTGGCTCCCGTTATACAGTAAGCAGACCGCCGACACATTGACGCGGGCTGTTTTGGAAGTGCCCGCAATTTTTAGAAATGGTTTAGTAACGGATACGGGATGGTCGATAATAAAGATCTTTCCCTCGCTTGCTGAAGTTGCATCCACCAGTGCTGCGGATGTCACATCAGCGAACGTTCCGCCTGTTGCAGTAGCAGACTGCACTTCAATTTCGAGTACAGCAGTCGCGTTCATCGCGCCTGTTGAAATGATCCACATAGCGCGGGAATAACCCCGTGCATCCACTTCAGTCGCGGTCGTTGTGTGATTGGTTGTCCCATAAATCGGGGCAATCGCTTTCATCACTTTAGTAATTCGCATAAGGTTATCCATATTGACCGCCTTATGCCTGAACGCCAATTTGGAAGGCTTCGGACTGAAGCACAGCCCCGCCCCATCGCACCTTGAAGAAGAAGCCGACATGACCAGTGTTGTTATACAAGTACGGATTGCGGAACACAGACAAGCCGGAGCGTTCCACTATCGCATAGCGGGACCAGTCGCCAACTACTACAGACTGATTTGCTGTAGTGCTGTACGATCCCATTGCGGCCGCCGGATAGACAGGCTTACCCCATAAGTTCCAGCCAGGAATACCGGTTGGAGGGGTGAAGAGCTGGAATAGAGATCCACTCAAACCCTGCAAGAATCCAAGTGTTGCGGATTCCATGCACCATGAAGCGTTGTCCATGTACTGCTCTTTTAGTTTGAAAAACAGTTCTGGAATTTCAGCAGCAGCGATGGTGTTGGTGTCGTCAAATGTCAATCCAGCAGTACCGCCAGACAGAACGCCTTGCGCCTGCGAAGATCCATTGCCGCCAATGGTATAGGTGTTTTCATGCACACCTAACAGACTGCCAACGTATCCAGTCAGCCATGATTCAAGATTGGTGGCGTTGTCGTCAAGCAGTTCTTCTGTGATCTTGACAAGCAGGGTTGATTTCTGCACTTCAACGCTTACATTATCAAATTCGAGAATGGACGCTGTGTAAGCGGCTTCCTCTGCGCTGTATGCAAACGCTGCCTGAGTTCCCTCAACGGGAATATTCACGACATCGCGCGATGTCTGGATGACCATTGCGCCTGCACGCCTGGCAACGGACAACTCATTGCGTTTGCCAATGATTCCTGCATACATATCATCCGGCACAAGGTATCCGCCTTCGGTTGCATCGCCTTCTTGTAGATCTGTTTTCAACGCGCTGTTGCGCTGGCCTGTTTTCATCCAGTGCAAGAAGCCATCATTGCTATCATTTGAGAAGCCAAGCCCAGTAATCTTTTTGACAGCAGGAGCTTCGATTAGAACAGCGCCCTCTTGTTTTACTTCAACAGGTTTCTCTTCCACTTTCGGGAGGGATTCCTTTACGGCAGTTTTAACCATCTCTGCCAATTCGTCTTTCAATTCTTGTTCCATTTTATCCTTGTCCTTTTCAGGTGTAATTTCTTCAATAGTGCTTTCAGATTCCACCTTCACCGCTTGCGGAACTTCCTCAACGGCCTGTTCCTCTGCCTCTGGTTCGGTTTCTTCGAAAAGGGATTTGAGCGGGAAAACAGTGTTTCGCGGCTCTGCCGGAGTGGGCGTCAATGATGCGTCTAATCCCAACGGCCAGCGCTTGATCCAATATGCTTTTCCCATTGGCTCTCGCTCTACCAAGTGGCTCGCAGTACCGGACGACCAACCTAACTTCCCCGCCTCTGCCAGCCCGTATATTTCTTTTTCATACTCATCTCGCAACGCTAACTGCGCTTCTACCCAAACTCCGATCTCGTCCATCTTCATTACAGCGCCATCATCCAACACGCGCTGGCCAAGTTTGCGGTCCAGTCCGTGATGGTAATAGACCTCTGTGGTCTGATGTTTGCCGAAGTTCGTTTCTTTCGTAAAGTAATCGCCTGTCAGATCAGGGGTTTTGGCGTCAGAAAAGCGGACAAGATACCCGCCGACCTTTCCATCCCCCAGTGCCTTTACTTCCATTCCGTCATAAACTAATTGTTCGTCCATAGATACTCCTTAAACAAAAACCCGAAATGACCTTTTGGTCACTTCGGGATCATGCCTCTGCAAGTGGTATAAAAATATTCAGTTGTAACTTACTAACTCATTATAACATATTGATACTAATTACAACCCTAATTTATCAATCGCGTATTCAACCCACTTATTGTATATTGTGGTTATTCTGCCGATCTTCTCGCGGGCAACATCAATCAACTTACGCCAGCCCAACCTTGCCATGTGTGACGCCTGGTCATTCTCATCTGTCAAATACCTGGCATAACTCGCGCGGTTGCCGACAACTGTTCCGTAACCCTCATGCTTGACGTAGAACTGCGTACCGTATTTCTCGGACTTCATGTTATTGCTGGATTTGTATTGCATACCAACGCCGCGAATATAATACGGAGTGGGTGGTTGATTGGCTGCAGACATTCCAGGATACCTCTGCAAGCCCGTAGTGTTCAGCACTTCTTTAGCGGCTTCATCTGCTGCCTGCGCGGCTATTTTCTTGATCATCTCTGGAAATTTATCCAGCGCAATCTTCAGCTTATCAGCGCCACGAATGGTTATCTCAATAGGATCGCTCATATCCGCGTCCTTGTCTGAATCCAACACCGACAATTCACATGAGCGGGCGGCTCGCTAATTCCCCCGTCAAAGTCCTCGTCAATATCTACAACCTTGCCATCCAGCGGCTCGCATATTTCACAGACACGATCATCCACATTGGTAAACCATTCTTTAGTGACCCTGACATCAGGAAACTCTTTTTGCATTTCCTTGCCTGCGATAAGCTGCCCCTCTGCATAAGCTCTTGTGGTTTCTGTTACCGCTATCATCCGCGCGCGATCTACGCCGAAAGTATTGATGAGCTGGTCAGATATGTCGCCAATAGTAAAGCCAGGCGTTTCAATAAATCTGGATATTACTCTGCTGACCTTGTCGCGCGTGGTGATCTGAATCTCTTTTATCTTATCGTAAGAATACGACCGCGCCCAATCCAGCGCCTTATCGTTTATAAGGTCGTAATCAATACCAATCGTCACAGCTTGCTTGAATAGATTTACCCCGCCAACGCCTGCCTGCGCTATCAGTTTAATAAGGTCTGCTATGAACTCGTCATCAGCAGCACCGTCAAGTAAGTCGTCAATGGGATCTATCGGCTCGATAATATCCTTGCGGTCTGCGAAACGGGTAGTTAGATATAGCAGCAGCTTTTCTTTCTGGCGCTTGAAGTAGCGCCGGAACAGCATTGTAATTCTGTCCTCGATGTGTTCTTTCTCTTCGCGACCTGGCTCGCGTCTGTCCCTGCGCTTTAACATAGGTGGCAGGTCAACACCCAATGAATTTAGCTCATCGGTTATTTGCATGACGGCTTTGTGAAACTGTTCGCGTTTATTCATCGATCAATGCAAGTTTCGCGTCCTCTAATGAACGCACCAGATCGTCAAGCGTGGCGGGCCTGTTATCAAACACTCTGATAATATCCTCTTTGCTCCGACAGCGTTTTAGCGCCGCATCAACTCTGATACGGTCATCTTCCGGTATAACATCTGATTCAAATTCAACCTGGGCGTTGCCGTTCTTTTCGAATCCCTTGATTGCCTTGCGCTTCCATTTGCGCATTTCCTCATTGATGTTTTCTTCATCATTCTTATTATCCGTGTTATCGGGTGGAATTACAACCTCGATCGGCTTCGCTTCCTCTGCCCTAATAAGCGCTAATGCCTCTTCAGACACTTCAAAGCCAAGTATCTCAAACGCCGCTTCCAATGGGATGCCAGCATTGACAAGGTTGAGTAATGACGCGCTGCGCTGATTCTCATCCTCCTGGAATATATCAAGCTCTTCAGGATGGACTTCTAACTTCAACCCTGTTTCTTTTAGGAATTGCT